ACATCTATTATAACATTATTTATATTTTTAAAATACATATTAGTATCCTTTGTCTATGTCAGATGAATATATTGGAATAATTTCTTTAAGTGTTATTCCTAATCCAACTTCAACTGGTGAATTATTTTGTTTAAAGAATGAAGAATTATTTGGATTATATGTAACATTAACTGATTCAATATAACATGGCGGCAATTGTATCATATCCTTTGCACCATGGAATGACACAATAACATGGTCAGGAACTGTGACCAATACCGAAGTATCTCTTGTTGCGTGAGCAGATTTTCTAAAAAGTTTAATAAGTCCAGCTGCTTGGTCGGATTCATTTTCTGAATCTGGCAATATAGTCCAAGTAAAGGTAAAGCTTCTTAATGCTGTTTGTTGATATCTTAAAAGTTCATTAGGATTAGCAATTTTACCAGTACTTCTCTGAAGTTCAGTTTGAAGAATAGTACCTACACCGTATGAAGCTAAAGTTGATATCATGCCGGCCTTTGGTACTTTTAACCAGGTTCCTAATACAGAACCACCTGCTAAAACTTCTGGGCTTGATAGTACAGTCCAATTCATTACATCTTTAAATCCACCTTCATTATTAATTATGCTTTCAGCTATTCCTCCAATTCTTCTTGTATCTTCATTATAAACCATAGTATCATTTATTTGAATATCTGTTGGCATGTATAAAGCAACTGAACCTACATAATTTCTTTTTGCTACATTAACAAGGTCTTTAAAAAATCCACCAATCGTATCCATTACACTATCAACTGTATTAACATATTTCGTTGGCAGGTTATTATACCAATTATCACCTGCTCTGTCCCCACCTGCTTCATGACCAAATTGACTATTCGTTTTCATATAATTTGGTATATCACCACCAGCAGCGCCACCACCAGAACCTGCTGCAGTTGTGGTATTTGTAAATTGTTTTACTGCGGCTGCTTTACCTTCTGCCGGTCCTTTGGCTGCAGCAGTAGCAGAAGCTTTTTCATCTATCTTCATAAACTCAAACATCATAAATGGTTCTTGAGTCCTAGCAGATATTGCATTCATACGTTGAATAGAATACTCACTTGATTCATGACTATTAAAATTTATATCATCCATAACAGTATCATTACCCACTGTCTCTGGATATTTCCAATGTTCAAATTCACCACGTATATTAAATCGGGCGAAAGATTTCATTTCTTCGTGACCTGCTACATGTGCCATGATTGTTCCTTTGTTTGTATATTACTTATTTATACGTTTCTTTATAAATACTCATATGAAAAAGACATATTCTGGTACTTGGAGACCAAAACACCCTGAAAAATATAATGGTAACGTTGATATGATACATTATAGGTCTTTATGGGAAAGGAATGCATTTAGATATTTAGATAAAGCATCATGGGTTAGGTGGTGGCAGTCTGAAGAAACTGTTATACCTTATATATGTTCAACCGATAGGAAGGCTCATAGGTATTTTGTTGACCTTACTATTAAAACAAAGACAGGTAAAACCATTTTAGTTGAGATAAAACCAAGTGCTCAAACCATACCTCCCAAAAGAAAAAAGCTTAATGAAGCATTAACCTATATGAAGAATACATCTAAGTGGAAGTATGCTAAGAGGTATGCAGATGACAGAGGTTATGAGTTTCAAATATGGACTGAGAAAGAATTAGAAGCTATGGGTATACGTACAATGTCTATGAGATTTAAAGCAAGTAAAACAAAGACTGGTAAAAGAATATGGAAAGCTCTTAAGAAAAGAGTATAAATATAGGTATGATTAAAGAGGAAATTTAATGGCCAGTTTATTTGACAAATTAGAATCAGAAGCATTCCGTAAAGGATTAACAGCTCGTTCAAAAGAAGCTTCTGTATGGTTTCAAAAGAAAGCTAAAGAGCTTGGATCGTTAGGTAAGAATGTCCTTAAAGATGATAGACTGACAGTATCAGGTGGAGCTAAAATTGGTGAGATGGTAATGTATACATATAATCCAAAGCTTAAAAAACAGCTCCCATACTATGATACTTTTCCTTTAACTATTGTGGTTGGTCCAGCTAAAGATGGTTTTTATGGTATTAACTTACATTACTTGCCACCTAAAGTTCGTGCTATATTTTTAGACCATTTAAATGATGTTGCAACTAATCAAAAGTTTAATAAGACAACCAAATTTAGAGTAACATATTCGATGTTAAAAGCAACAGCAAAGTATAAATACTTTAAACCGTGTTTCAAACATTATTTAACAAAGCATGTATCTTCAAATATTATGAAAGTAAATGCGGCGGAATGGAACATAGCAATATTTTTAGAAACAGCAGCCTTTAGGAAGAAAAGCGAAAGGTTTGTTTGGGGACGTTCAAGGAGACAATATAGATAATGTTACCAACTAGTATAGATTCAATTAAGTCAACGATTAATCGTCGTGGTGGTGTGGCACGTGGTAATAGATTTGCTGTATATGTTTCACATCCATCAAAAGGTATGAATAGCTTATTAAAGTTTGACCCAGCCACTATGTTAAGTAATTTAATAAGTGGTGATGGTATTCATATTGGAGATTTTATTAGTGACCCAAGAGATTTATTTTTACTATGCAATAGTTGTTCACTTCCAGGTAAACGTATATCTACAACCGAAGCTGGACATAATCATCATTTATCTAAAAAGCCATATTCAGCTGTGACAGATGAAGTCACTATGTCATTCACATTGACAAATGATTATTATATTAAAAAGTATTTTGATATGTGGCAAGAGATGATTATAGATACTACCCATGAACATTATAAAGCATCATATAAAAGAGATTATTGTAAAGATGTAATTATACAACAATTGTCTACATCTAATCATATGATTCCTGGATATACAATGCAATTAATAAATGCATATCCTATACAGGTTGGTGCTGTTGAATTGGCTAATGAATCTGAAGGTTTGCTACAAATATCTGTCACATGGGAATATGATAATTTTAAGAGTATTGGATTAATAGATGGATTTGAAAATATTGTAGGAACCTTATTAGATTCATTAAAAGCTACTAAGATAAATGCAACACAAAATGAATCAGTTAAGAAAACTGAACCGCTAAATATAGAAAAATTAGCAGCAGATAAAAGGAGATTTGCCGCATTAGGTGGTGGATAAAATATTTAAATAAAATAATGGAGAGAGATTGATATGTTACCTAAACTAGTAACACCAAAGTATGATATGATTGTGCCATCAACAGGCGAAAATATTACATACAGGCCATACGTGGTCAGAGAAGAAAAGATTTTATTAATAGCAATAGAGTCGCGAAGTGAAATTGCAGTTGAAAAAGCAGTAACAGATATTATTAAGGCGTGTGTAGAGACACCAATTAATATAAAAGAATTAACAACTTTTGATATTGAAATGCTTTTTATAACTCTACGAAGTAAGTCTGTAGGTGAAGGCGTTAAAATAAATCCACCCTGTGACCATTGCGAAGAACGTAATGACCATAAGATTGATTTGGAAGCTGTAAAGATTAAGAATCTTGAAAATGCAGTAGATAAACATGTTAAATTAACAGATGATATATCTCTTGATTTAAGATGGCAAACAATAGATGATAGATTAAAGGAATCAGAAAGAGTAACTGAAACTGATACTATAATTAATACAATTGCACATTCTATTGAAACAATTTATAGTGGTGAAGAAACATTTGCTGCTAAAGATGTTAAAATGAAAGAGGTAGTTGATTTTGTTGAAAGTTTAAGCGCAGATCAATTTGTAGAAATTGTTGAGGTGTTAGGTAAAGCACCAAAGTTAAATTATAAAATGGAATTTGTGTGTACAGAATGTGGAGAAAAGAACGAAAGAGAATTAAACGGGTTAATTGATTTTTTTATATAACCCTTTCTCATACTGATATAACAAGTTATTTTAAAACTAACTTCACATTAATGCACCAGCATAATTTTAGTTTAACAGAATTAGATGATATGCTACCGTGGGAAAGGGAAATATATATTTCTCTAGTACAAGAACATGTGGAAAAAGAAAATAAAAGGATGAGGGAACAACAAAATGGCTAAAGGTGATGACAACTCGTTATTAAAAGATATTTCAAGTCAGCTGAAAAGGCTGAATCAAACTAGTAACCGAAATAAGCTTCAAGAAAAAGAAGCAAATGAACGTCAAGAAGCTATATTTCAAGGAGCTACATTAGACGGTGGAGGTTTTGAACCAGTTGGAGATGGTGCATTTATTGGAGCTGGTGAAGACTTTAAACGTAGGTTCGTTGCAAGTACAGCT